TTTTTGGTATAAACAAGTCAACCTTACAGCCACAAGGGATTGAATAGGTTGAATACGAAATTGACTACGACATAAAAATTGCGAATTTTTCAACCACATTATAGCGTTGATTGTCGTTTATGTGTGTGTATAGATCAAGTGTCGTTTGAATGTTATTATGGCCTAGTCGGTCTGATATTTCTTTGGGTTGGATACCAGATTCAAATAATAAGCTAGCGTGTGTGTGCCGTAGGCCGTGAGGGGTGATAGGCTTTAGATTGTACTTTTTAATAAATTTTCTAAGTTTTTTCGAAAATTCATTAGGCACGAACATAGTACAGCATGAGTTTGTAAAAATTAAGTTTTCACCTTGTAAGAATGATACGCCATTTTTAAAGTATTGCTTTTTTTGTTCCAGTTTCCAACTCTTTAAAACGCTGATAGTATAATCGTCAATAGGTATAATACGCTTGCTAGCTTTGGTTTTAGGGGTTTGTAAAACTTGCTTTCCGTCAACATAAACGGTAGTACGGTTTACTGATAAAGTCTTTTTTTTAAAGTCAATATCGGACCATTTAAGAGCTAGTGCTTCACCACGCCTTAAACCCGTATAAGCTATTGTGTGTAAAAGGGTATGAAATAAAGCACTCTCTTTTTTCGCTAACTTTAGAAAATTGTTTAACTCTTCTTTTGTGTAGCAGTTTTCTTTCTTTTCTACTTCTTTAGCCTTGGGCTTGATTATTTTATCAATCGGGTTACTTTTGATAATATCTAACATTACCGCGTACTTTAAAATACGATTGATAATCGAAGCATAATTGGCATACATTGAATATTTTTGACTTAATTTAATAAATAACGATTGGCAAAATATAATAGTTATTTTATCTACGTTCACGCCTTCAAAAAATTGAGCTATCATGTAATCAAGTTTTTGTTTTGTATTGAAAGCAGTAGAAGCCTTGACAGTTGTTTTATAATTCTCAAACCACAGATCCGCTACTTCTTTAAAAGACTTTCCAGATTGGCTAGAAGAAAGCCCGTTTTCCTCCACATTTAGCAATAAATTTCTTTCGGCTTGTTTGGCTTCCTTGATAGTTTTAAACCCCCGGCGCGTGGTCCTTCTCTCTTTTCCGGTCAAAGGATCCACGCCTAAATAAGTTTGAAATAAGTAACGGGTTTCCCCGTTTTTCATAGTGTATTTTTTAATCATGTCTTTCCTTTCTTTTGATAGCTTGCCCGCATAGTTGAAGAAGTGAAAGAAAAATGTTAAAATACAAGTATAATTCTTTTCATGTCTTTCCTTCCTAGCTTGCCAAAAGCCTGGAAGGTTTTTTTATTTTTTGTATAAAAGTTCAATTAATTCTATACCTGAATCTGAAAAGATTCCTGAATCAATTAATTTCTGTTTGCTAGTTTCCAAATATTCCGGGTTATCTGATCTTTTAGAAATTTCTAACTGATCGGAATAATAACGCTTAATGAAGTTACTTTCTTCATCTTCTAAGCCTTTATACATTCCTTTGACAGATTCAGCAAGCGCCCTAACTTTTTCATTTTCTGGGAAAGCTTCGCACAGAGGCGCTAGTTTAGAAAGATTGTTTAAGGTGTTTTTTAATGAATCCGAATAAATTTCAAGATCTGAAGTAGCCATTGACGGAATAGAATACTTCTCTATTTGTTTCATTGCTTCACTTGCCCCGGCAAGTTGATCCGTTTTTATTTTTTCTTTATCAACTATCTTTATATTCCCGTTCGTATCAGCCTTTAAAAACAAGGCTACTAAGGCACAATATAAACCAACAAAGAAAGGTACAGTAGTCCAAAAGAAACACAGGGACAGAAGGCCTTTTTTCTTTTGGCCTGAATAGAAGTATTGCGCCCCAAAAATTCCTAAGAATACAGCTAAAAGAATGTAAATTAACTTATTACAAATGTATTCCTTGGTTTCAATTTTATAAAAGCTGTACCCTACAAATTCAGGTTCCGGTGCCGTTTGCTTGGTATTATTACGGCTTCCATTCTTCAATGGTTTTAAAGGATCAACCGTTACTTTATGATAAACTTTATTATAAATGGCTTTTTCAGGATTCTTAATATATCCCATTCCTTTTTTTCCATACAAGGGGTTTACTGATTTTTTTAAAGTTCTATTTATTCTTCCGGTTGTCCTAGCCTTAAAACTCTTTTTAAGGCTGGGCGTTCTAACTCCAATTTTCATTTTTAATCCCTTTCTTAAATCAAGGCTTTATATTCTTCTTTTACCATGATTTCATCCGTAACCGTGGTTAAGTGATAATATTCCATGAATTTTATATAGTTAAAATCCGCCTTATTCTCTAATTGAGAGAGGGCGTCTTTTAATAAGTGATGGATCATGTTTCTGTTTGCTTCATTCTCACAGCGTACCCTAGCATTAGTATATTCCGCCGTGGTATGGTCCAGGTGGCCCAATTCATGAAGTAACACCTTTATTCTTTCCTTTTTATTTAGCTTATCAGAAATAAAGGCTGTTTTAGTGATAGGATCATAAAAACCAACTTCATCCGGCAACAAGTCGCCGTTAAAAGTATGTACAGTTATATCATGATCTTTTAAAATTTCTTTTTCAGTCAAGGTGTTATACCTCTAATCATTCGTTTCCTTCAAATAGGCTTCTATTATGGATTGAATGATTTTTTTCTTTTCGTCTGTTAATTCCCGACCACCGAAAAGCATGACATTGTTGGCCATGTCTTCAATATTGATTTGAGAGGGTTTATCAATATGATCACTAGAAGCATGATTAGGGTTTTCCGAACGCCCTAATAAGTAATCAGTTGAAACACCGAAATAATCGGCTATTTTTGCTATATGTTCCGCTGAAGGGGCTTTTTTATTTTTCAAACTATATAGGTAATTTGTGCTAAAACCTAAATCTTCAGCAATTTTTTGCAAGCTAATTCCTTGTTTTTTAGCTAACATTTTAATTTTTTCGAACGTCTCGAACATTGATTTATCAACCTTTCTAAAGGATTGACAAAAAATATTTATATTTTCGTGTAAAAATGCTTGACAAATTTTACACGAAAGTATAAAATAGTTTTTGTAAGTGAGAAACAACTAAAAAAACAACTAAAAAGATAAACAATAAATTAAGTTTTGGCGAACCGGTTTTATTGTTAATATCAATGTTTTTGTTATGCCTTCATTTTACACAAACGAATAAAATAAGTCAAGAAATAACACAAAAAAATAGTTGAAATTTTAGTTGTTTTCTTCTTACAAATTTAAAAAGGAGGAAACATATATGCCGGATATTGACGTAGGACGCAAGAAAGTAGTTGCTTTCCTAGAAGCAAACAATATCAAAAAAAGCGATTTGGCTTCTGTATATGGGCGGGACCGCCAGGAAGTAACAAACATTTTGAGCGGTTCAACCCGTGGGCCAAAAGCCAACAAGTTTATTTTGCAAGTCATAGCTGATTACAATATCGACTAACAAAAAAAGCGCCCAATAGAAAATTGGAACGCTTCGGAAATTTTAACTACTTACATTATAACACAACTAAGCTTGCCCGCATAGTTGAGGGGGTGAAGATGGAAAACATAAATTTACCGCCTTTGTTAAATGACGAAATAGCAAAGATGGCTATTAGAGAACTTCTTCAATTCGCAAAAGAAGAAGTTAGAAAAGAATTGGAAGCAGAACGGCTACCAATCAACCAAAAGGATCTTTGTAAAAGGTTTGGCTTTGACCACGGTTACATTAAGAGATTAAGACGCCGGGGCTTGAAGTACAGAAAGCAAGGACGGGAAAAGATGTACGACCTGAAGGACGTATATGAAATTTTAGAACAAGAAAAGGAAATTGAAAAATGTTAGAACCAAGTTTGACCAGTCAAGTGGCCGGAGTGCTACTAGTTGCCGGATTTTCTTTCACAGCCGGTTTTATTACCGCTGTAAGAGATTACCGAAAAGCGGAACGCAAGAAAAAACAAGAAAACAAAGTAGCTGAATTACAAGCCCTTTGGGAAGATGAAATTAAGGCACACGATCAGAGAGTTATTGAAGAATACAATAGCCAAATGGCCCTATTAAGAAAAGCTTCAATTTCTGATAATGATTGGGGAATGGCTGAAGTTCTTTAAAAAGAAAGGAAGTAAAGATGGCTACTTTATACGAATTAACGGGCCAGTATTTGGACATTTACAATCTGGAAATTGATGATGAAACCAAACTAGACACGATTGAAAGCCTGGGGCTTGATGAAGAAATTGAGGCCAAAGCGGAAAACTACGCTAAACTGATCCGCAATCTTGAAGCTGATAAAAAGGTTTACAAGGAAGAAGAAGAACGTTTCAAAAAGAAAAAAGAAAGTACCGACAAGAAAATTGAGCGCTTAAAGCGTGACCTTCAAGCTTCAATGGAAATCACCGGGAAAACAAAAATCAAAGGTGAACTATTCACCCTTTCAATTCAAAATACAAAGGCTAGTGTAGTAGTGGATGAAGCAAAACTACCTGAAAAGTATTGGACTAAAAAGGTAACGGAAGCACCAAACAAGAAGGAACTTTACGACCTTTTGAAAGCTGGTGAAGAAATTGAAGGCGCTACGCTTCAGGAAAATAGAAGCTTACGGATCAAGTAAATGAAAATTTTAAGCATTGATCCATCTTCAAACAAGGCTGAAGATAGCACTTCAGGGATTGTTTACCTGAATAATGCCCGACTAATTAACCATTGGATAATTCCAAAGGGGTTACCAGCTATTAAGCAATGGTTTGATGAAATAGGTTATGAGTTACAGCCGGACGTAGTAATAATTGAAAAATATGAATCGCGTGACAATGACTTATCAAAAGATAATTCAGTTTTAGAAACTATTGCTTACTTTCAGTTATTCTTTCCGGAAGCAATTCTACAAAGAAACGCCGGGTATCAATCAGATATACCAAATGAACTTCTAAAGGCCCTTAATTTGTGGAAATTCGAAAAAAGTCACCACCAAGACGCCAGGGCTTCCGCCCGTTTGGGATTGTTTTGGGCCGTGAGAAATGACATTGAAGAAGTTATTTCAGATATTGGAAAGGTGGTATTAGAGAATAGTAATAAAGCTTAAAAAATGGCAGAAAGAAGCTGTTAAGCGTAGCGATAGGATAACAAATGGGATTTTTTTAGAAGCCCTTGGGGGCCGTGGTAAAACGATTTGCGCCCTTGAAATCTGTAAACACAAAAAAGCTAAGAAAGTTTTAATCTTAAATAACCGCTTATCCATTCTTGAAGGCTGGAAAGACACGGTTCAAAAGTTCAACTATTCGGATAATTGCGATTTTGAAATTATCACAGATAGAACTTTACAGAATAGAGTTAAAAAGGGCCTTAAAATCGCTTGTGACGTCTTAATAGTGGACGAATGGCAGAATATGTCAAGCGACAAATTGAGCGCCTTATATCGCAAAATAAAGCGTAAATACGCTATCGGGTTATCTGCTACACCAATCAGAAAGAAAGGGCAGAATTTCTACCCTTTGGAAAAAACAATTTTCGGTTATGCTACGCCTAATCAGAAATTTGAGTGGCAAAAAACACATGGTCAGATGGTTTACGATCCGTTTTCATACTCTAAAGAGAAGTGGAAAGATTTCAAAGATTATGAAAGCTACATCAATAATCTCCCTAACTTCTTCCGCTGGGAAGAAATCGAAAAGATTGAACAAGCAACGGAAAACAACGGCTACAAGATCCGCTTTTATAAAAACACTTTGAAAGTCGGAAATCCGGAACTTTTGAAGAAATTCAGAAAGTTGAATTTAGTAACAGTTGACGGAAAAACCGCAATAGCTAAACAGTCATTCGGACGGGCTACCTTTGAACGGTATCTATACCAAACCGGGGTAGAAGTTGACTTTCCAAAGTTGAAACCAACAAACAAAGAAACCCCGCTTTTGACCACGCTTGACGGTTTAATAAATCGAACTCCTGAAGATATGCTTATAGTGAGCAAGTCTAAACAGATTGTAAATGTGATCCATGAACGACACCCGGAAATAGGAATATGGACCGGGGACCGACAGGAAGGGCTAGATAGAAAGGTAGTAGTTGCTACTAGCCAGGTTTTAGGTGTCGGGGTGGACGGTTTACAGCATAAATATAAGACTATCGTAGTCCTTGATCCGGTAAGTGAAGAATCCGGGGAGTATGACGATTATAGGCAATTACTTTGGCGGGTTACGGGAAGCCGGCAACAAAATGACGTAAATATTATTGAATTTTATTTTAAGGAAGGGTAACAGATGAATATTGAAGCAATCGTATTCGGTACACTAATTTTTATGGTAGGTTTCCTTTTAGGGGAACGCGCAACAAAAGACGAAAAGAAAGAAAAAGAGGAACAAAACAATGACTAAAGTAACAGCTAAATACTATGTATTCCGTGATAAAAAAGAAGGCGAATATTTGCAAAAATTCCACGATAAGGGAACGCTTGCTTTCCATGCAGAATTTACGGATGAAATTCATAAAGCTTTGGCAATGATTCCTGAAGCTTACGAGCAACAAAAGAAACAGATGAAAAACCTTGCTAAAGCTATGAATGTTGAAATTATTGAAGTGAACGCAACTTTTGAATTAACTTACCCAAACGGTGATGAAGTTCGCGAAATTGAAAATAAAGATGATCGTGATGAATTTAAGGCTTTATTGAAAGAGATCATGGCTAAAAGTATTTTTGGGGACGGTGAATAAAATGGCTTTTAAACTACCGGAAAATAAACCACAGATCCCAAAGGACACCCCGCGAAATTTCTTCCTCTACGGTGAAACCATGTCAGGGAAAAGCTACCTAGCCAACGAGTTCCCGGCGCCTATCGTGCTAAATACAGATGGTAACGCTGAAGCCAACACCGTCCCTTCAATCCAGCTTGTGAATGAAAAGGACGAACAAGGGCGAATTACTAAAAGTGTTATTTCTCAAATTGGTGAAATTCTTTTGGCTTTGCAAACTCAAAAACACACTTACCAGACGGTGGTAGTGGATGTAATTGATGATGTGATTGAAATGATAAAGATTGCCGTTTGTGACGAATTGACACCGCCCGGAAAACCCCGCTTAAAATCCTTGTCAGAAATTCCATACGGGAAAGGGTATGACTTCTTCAATCAGGCGATCACTGAAATGGTAATTGACTTAAAGGCCCTTCCTATGAATGTCATTTATATCAGCCGGCAAGTTTCCGAATATGATGATAACGGCAACGCTACCAAGGATAAACCAAGCCTTAAGGATAAGTATGTAAACCTAATTAATGGTAATTCTGATTTGATGATCCATACTGAAAAAGTAGGTAATAACTACAATAGAGAAGTGGAACGCAAACGCAAAAAATATTACATGGATCAGGTTGATGATAAAGAAATTTTGAAAATCTTATCAACAATCCGCGGGGCATTGGAACCAGCAAAAGCACCAAGCAAGCCGGCACCAGCCAAAAAAGAAGAAGTCAAAAAAGAAGCACCGAAACCACAGAAACAGGAAAATGTTTCTGAAGATGATCTTTTCTAATACAACAATTTTAAATAAATAATTTAAACACAAAAGGAGAATTAAACAATGAGTTTACTAGACATTGCACAATCAATTAAAAAAGAAGGTTTTGACCCTCGCAAGGACAGCGCAAACGGTCCGGCACCAATTCCGGCCGGTGAATATCAAGCCATTCTTAAATCCGCACAATTCAACGTAGCGGAAAGCGGATGGGAAAGCCTACAATATCGCTTCGAATTGCGCGGGGGTGATTATGATGGCCGGACGGAATACGTTTCATTCGGAACGCTTGACACCTGGAACGGAAAAGACATTGGTTGGTCAGTACAGCGTACTATCAAATTCTTCCAAAAAGCTTTGGCCTTTGCGGATGACGCACCTTTAAAATCTGACTTTGAAGATGGTAAGGCCCTTGAAGACGCCCTTAACCGGAAAGCGGTAGGAACCTACTATACCTTGGTAATCATTGAAACAGAAAGCAAGGGTAAAACATACCGCAATTATGACCTTAATGAAGCTGAAGGCCTACCAAATACCGACGCTATTGAAATCAATGATGATGATCTACCATTCTAACATTTAGGAGTAAATAGGAATGGCTAGCATGAAGGACTACGCTTTACAATATCAAAAGTTAGGTTTTGCCGTCATTCCTATCAACCCTAAAAATAAAAGGCCTATGATAGAGTTTGCGGACAAGCCCAAAATGACAGCGGAAGAAATAGCGAGTTTTTGGGACCAGCACCCAAACGCTAACATAGCCTTAAAGACTACTAATTTCTTTGTGATTGATATTGATAAGCATGGAAAAGAAAACGGGTTTGAATCACTCAAACGCTGGAAGTATTTAAATTTAATTGAACCAACCTTACAAGCCAAAACAGCAAGCGGTGGAAAACACTTGTTTTATTTCAAAAGGGAAGATACCCCAATCAGTCAAATGATCGGGTTTCTCCCTGGGGTGGATATAAAAGCGCATGAAAACAATTATGTTTTGGTGGCACCATCCGCGACAGATAAGGGGATGTATGAATGGGACTTGGAGAAATCAAGCGAGGGCGGGACTATGGTAACACCTTCAAAGGAATTGATCCAGGCAATCAAGAAAACCTATCAGGATACACACGGTTATAATTCGGAAGGGCTAAGAAGCCTAAAAAAAAGAAGTTTAACCCGTGACCGAAACCAAACCACAGAATTATTTGAAACTATCGCGATTGGTTTTGGTGATGAAGGCGGGCGGAATGACAAACTTGCTAAGTTTGTAGCTGGTTTACTATTCCGGGCCGTGGATGATGAACACGTTTTAAGGCTTGCAGAAATCGCAAACGGAAACAGTATGAACCCTTTACCTGATATTGAGGTAAGGCGGACGGTTGAAAGTATGATCAAGAAAGATAGAAGGGGGTGAGAGAGATTGGTAATGTAGTAAGTATAGACAAAAACCCTAAATTAGTTTTAACGGCCAGTGGGGATATTAAAAGCACCAGCCCGGCAAACGTGGTAATGTCCCTTAAAGCAGATGAACAGCTAGGGCAATATTTAAGACGGAATGACTTTTCCCAAGAATATGAACTTACGCAAGAAATCCGGCTTGGAAATACCACGTTTCAAGCTGGGGAATTGCCCGCTAGTTTTGTAAGTGTTTTGACAGTGTACTTTGAAAATAATTTAGGGGTTGTTTATTCACTAAACGCCATGAAAGCCGGCCTTGAAACCTTCTTTTCTGAACGGTCCTACAATCCGGTAAAAGAATACATGGAGCGCGTGGCCATGAAGTGGGACGGTAGGAAGCGAATTAGAAAAATGTTTCAACATTATCTAGGCGCGGAAGATACCGAACTAATTTCAAAAATCGCAGAAATGTGGCTAGTCGGAGCCGTGGCCAAAGTTTATGAACCATTCGTAAAGTTTGACTATGTTTTAGATCTTGTCGGTGGTCAGGGTGTAGGTAAAACGTCCCTACTTCAGAAAATCGGTGGCCCTTGGTACACCGACGCGGTAACAGATTTTAACAATAAGGATAATTTTGACATTATGTTGAAAAGCCTAATTGTTAATGATGACGAAATGGTAGCAAGTAACCGAATGTCATTCGCGGAAACGAAAGCTTTTATTTCAAAAACTAGCTTACGTTACCGCCGGCCTTATATGTCAAAAACTGAAGAGTTTGCCAAAAACTTCATTTTGGCCCGGACCACTAACCAGGTGGAATATCTGAAAGATAAAACCGGTGAACGGCGCTTCCTTTCCGTGATGGTTGATGGTGCAAGGCAGAAAAAACACCCTATGGAAATTGAACAAGCTACAATAGATCAGATTTGGGGTGAAGCTGTTTCGATCTATAAAGAAGGTTTTGAACTAAAATTTGACTCTGAAACGGAAGCTGAACTTGAAACATACCGGGAAAAATTCATGTACCGGGATGAAGTTGAAATACAGGTAATGGACTATCTTGAAATGCCTATTCCTTCACATTGGGAAAAAATGACGGTACAAAAACAGCACCAATATACCGCTTCATGGTTTGATAATTCTTCAGAGGTTGAATTTGGGATGGAAGAAATTAAACGAGTTTCAACCCGTGAAATCATGTACAACTTATTTATGAAAGGTTCGAATGATCGGAAGCTTTCCGCGAAAATCAATCTGATTATAGGACACCTCCCGAACTGGGAGAAAAAAACTTACAGGGTAGGCAAAAAAATAGTAAAAGGCTTTGTTAGAATTGAGTAAAATTTTATGACTTTGTGAAAAAATAATTACGGTAACACACGGTAACACACGGTAACATTTTAGGAGGAGATCGGTAACATTTTGGGAGATCGGTAACATTACGGTAACACTTGTAAACCCTTGGTATTACTGAATTTATTAATACTTTTTTTATAAATGTTACCGTGTTACCGTATTTTATAAAAAAAGTATAAAAATATTTATAAAAAATAAGAAAGCCTATTAAATCAACGTTTTAAAAAATATAAAAGGAAAATATTTAAAAAGTTTAAAAATTACGGTAACACGGTAACAACTAAAATTTCACAAACTTTTTGAAAGGATAAATATGGAAAAAGAAAAGAGTTTTGAGCAAGTAATTTCTGAAATGATGGAAGAAGATTTGGTCCATCAACCAAACCATTATAAGGGTAAAAACGGAATGGAAGTAATTGACGTGATCAAAAATTTTGCACCATGTCCGGAATATGCTGAAGGGTTCTTTTTCGGAAATGTCGTGAAGTATGTTTTACGACATTCAAAAAAGAATGGCCTGGAAGATTTAAGAAAAGCCCAAGTTTATTTAGGGTGGTTAATTGAGTATTTGGAGAAAGGGAAGAATGAAGCGGGAACTAATTGAAGATACAATTCAGAAATATCAAGATCTATTAGATGATGAAGAACATTTTCAACGGTTGAGAAATTTCTTCCCTAAAACAGCCGTACAACAACGGAAAGAATGGATCAGAAAAAGAATTAAGCAATTAAAGGAAGATTTAGAAAATGCAGATTAATAAAAAAACAAGTGATTTACTTTTTAATACTAAGAATTGGTTTATTGCCCGCGATATTGGTCAAGGGGATATTGACAAGCAAGGCTTGAAATTGATTGAAGAAACCGGCGAATTAGTTTCAGGTTATCTGAAGGGGAAACATGAAATTATAATGGATTCTATCGGTGATGTCGCCGTGGTTGTCGTAGGCTATGCAATGATGGCCGGGGTCAATCCGGAAAAAGTGTTTTTTACAGAAAAAGACGATTACAAGCCTTTCAATAATGTTTCAACTTTAATTTGGATGTTAGTAGATAGTGCCTTTCAGGCTAAAGCGTCCAAGGATTTAGGGATTGAAGCAAGTATCCAGTACAGCCTTTCAAATATTATTTTCTATTTGGAAAGTATTTGTAAAGAATTGCATTACGACTTTGTGAGTTGTTTTGAACAAGCCTATAACGAAATAAAAGACCGTAAAGGGCGCTGGGTTAATGGTTCTTTTGTGAAAGAACAGGATCTATAAAAAAAGAGTAAATGCGGATGAAATACAGGGAACAGCTTTTAAAAGAAATTGAACAAACAGAATCATGGTTAAAGAAGCTTGAGAAATTGGAAAGATCCAAGATGAGGGAACGCAACCAACTGAATAAGGAAATTCTGAAAATCTTGATGAAAAAACAGAAAGCAGAAATGGACTTGAAGAAAAAGAAAGAGATTCTACGGGATTTGTCAAACATGACAATGTTTTTTAAGTAATCAAAAAGGAGGGATAAAAAAGAATGAATAAGCAAGAGTTGATTGAACGGATAGAAGGTTTAAAAAATATTTTCTGGAATGAATGTGAATACGTCAAAATAGACTTTATACTAGAACTCGTTTCTGAACTAGACGAACCAGAAGCAGGTCACGCAGATGAAGCGCCTCGTTATGTTAAGAATATACTAGCAAGATTACGAGAATTACCATTGCATGATCGTGAAGTTTGGCTAAAGACTATCATGGGTGAATTTGAGCGAGATTTCAGTCATGCAAAATGGCGTGAAGGTTACGAGCAAGGGAAGCTAGAGGGCGCTATGATACCTTGCGACGAACCGCAGAAAGTCACAGTACCACAGTATGTGGCGGATTATATAAAAGACGCAAAATACTATGAATGGGATTTAGATGATGTCTTCGATCATATTGTTGAAGAATCGAAAGGTTCAGAAATTTCCGAATGGTTCTACACACTTGGAAATGTTGATGTTTTCGCTCGTGCATGGCTTGACGGCTACGAGGTAGAGAAAGAGAAGCGGTATTTGGTGAAGATTATTGGAATTACCGATTATAATAGTTACTTAAATTATCGAAAAGCAGAAAAGGTTTGGACTATTGAATCCAAAATGGAGATTGATGCAATCAGAACTAATCACACCCGCAAAGAGTTAGAAGAAGCTGGTTTTGGCTGGGTGTTCGATTGTGAAGGCATTGAGATCGAGGAGGTGGAGTGATGGAATGGAATAAGCTAACAACAAGAAATATTGCTGAAGATGAGAAGGAATATTTTAATGGTGGTATTGAATTTGTTTGGGATGGCAAAACTCCAGAAATCGATGAAGAAGTCCTTGTCTATAATCCAACGACAAAGCGGATAATAACAGATACTTGGTTTGATTATGGGGAAGGAATTGGTTTTGAGAACACTGATGAAGATACAGTATTCTGGATGAGTTATCCAAAACCACCAGAGGAGGTAGAAGAATGACAGAAATTAGATTACAAAATCCATACGTTGACGACGTTATCAAAGTGAGAGAAAGCTATGGAAAAATTGCAAAAATGTTGGAATGGTACGCACAAGGCAATATAGAGTATCTTCAATTGCTTCAATTCGAACCAGAAGAAAGATTGATTACTATCAATCCTAAACACTTTGCAAAAATTGAATTTAAACCCGAGGAGGTGGAATGATGAAACCAAAAAGATACCCTTATAGCGGGAAAATAAGAAACCGCAAAAAGACAATTTTAAATGTTGGCTATATCAGTGCTTCTAGCATAAAATCAAACAATTCTACCATCACAATCAATGAGGGAAAGGTTTTTGTTAATGGTGAGAACATTCGGTTAAATAAAGGGGTGGAGTAATGAATAGAGAAAAAAACTACGCCCTATACAGAGGGGAAAAATTTTTAGGAATTGGAACAAAGAAAGAACTTGCTGAATTGTTGGGCGTAAAAGTAGAAACAATAAGTTTTTACGGTACACCGGCTTATAAAAAAAGGACAAACCAGGATAAAGCCCGGTGGTTGGTTTGTATAGATTAGGAGGAATAAATGGCAATCATATTAACATTTTCTGACATTATAGCCCTACTATTTGGCCTTGTTTGGTTGATTGGCTTAATACTAGCCGGACTAGTGTTTTTTGTATCAAGGGGGAATCATGACTAAAAAAGAAGGGTTCAGTTACTTCCTTGCCTTCCTTGCTGTTTTTCAAATAATCGTGCTTAATATTCAAGTTGTAAATCAATCACAAGAGATTAAAAGGCTTGAAAACCAGCCTAAAATGGTTGTGTATGAGGTTAAAGGTACCGGGGGTGTAATTGACCGAACCGGCACGGTAACCGCTAAAAACGTCCTGGAGGGGCGTTATACGGTGACTATAAACGGGTATGGGAATTTCCTAGTTAGTAAGGAACAATATGACAGCTTGAAAATTGGGGATCGAATGCCTGAATATTTGAAAGGAATCGGGAACTAGTGAGTAATGCTGAAAAGTTTTTCAAGCTATATGAAGAACTTGCTTCAGAATTTCCGGATCATAAAGGTTTTATAGAAACCCTGGGAGTGAAATCAGTTGGGTGTTTTAGAAACAGGATAAACAAGTATAGAAAAGCGGGGACAGTTCCCCCGCCTTCTATGCTGAAATCTTTTAAAGGTGTAATGGATCCAAACTTTTTACTAGAATGTATGGATGAATACATGGACGATTACAAAAGTAATGATACATGGAAATTTGACAATATCAAAATGGAATTTGTCAAGAGTTATAGAAAAGGAGAATCTGAAGAAGTCAAACAAAAAAGAAGAATAAGAAAAAAGGCAGTTGCAAGGCACTACCTGGAAAAAGCTTGGAATGTGGAAGAATAAATGTTACGCTTGCAAGCCGTGAAAAGCTTGTGAGTGATAAGTGTATCAAAAAGTTAAAAATTAGAATGGAGGAACTCCTTTACACTGAATAAATCTAAAAAGGGGCGTTTGATACACGCGCCCCAAAATTAAAAAAAGCCGGCCTACTGCAAACCGACTTTTTGGAATTATGAAAAATGAAAAAATAGGAGATAACTATATTATAACATTATTTATAACAAAAAGGAGTTTGGGGATTTGGTTAGTAAGGCACAGGAATTACTTGACGAATTACAGAAATTAGACATTGACATAAAAAGTCGGATGGATGAAATCAATGAGTTGGAAGCTGGGCTATTATCAAGCCCGAAATTTCAAGTTGATAAAATATCTGGTGGAAAAGGCCGTAAAATTGACGACGTGTACACGCAATTAGTAGTCATGAAAGAAGCTATTGAACAAGATACCACTGAAATTATTAACAGAAAGTTAGAATTAAGTAGGGTTATCAATAAGCTGAAAGATCCTAAACAAAGGACCGTATTAAGGCTTACTTATATTGTTAAAAAACACGTTTTGGATATTTGTAGCGATTTGGACGGTATTTCAATACCGACTTATTACCGTTTAAAACGGTCCGCGATTGATGAACTAGACACAATTATTAATAGTGATAACGTTTGATAATCGCTTGAATAAGCCGTACTTTACCAATCTATCTTGTTAAGGCATGACCGCGTTAATGTGCTAAAATGTTAGTATCAAGTTTTGGGGATAAATCAGAATGATTTATCCTTTTTTGTATCTTACCAGAAAGGAGCCAAAAAGATTTGGGAATGACAGAAAGGCAAAAGATTTTTGCAGATCATTATATCATTTCATTGAACGCTACAGAAGCTTATTTTAAAGCTTATCCAAAAGTTAAGAACGAAAGAACAGCGCAAGCGAATGGAAGCCGTATGCTATCAAATGCTAAGGTAAAAGCCTATATAGACGAACGGCTTGAAAAACTAAAGTCCGAACGTGTCGCAGATCAACAAGAAGTGTTAGAGTTTTTAACCGCTGTAATGCGTGGTGAAGTCACTGAACCGCTTTTGGTCCTAGATGGTGAAGGTACACAAAAGGTAGTGCAAGCAAAACCATCAGTAGCAACTAGACGGGCTTCCGCGGTTGACCTTGGTAAACGATACGGCTTATTTGTGGATAGGCAAGAAATCACTCAACGGGTGGTAGAAATTGAACTGGGAAACTGGGATGATGAAGAAACCACAGATTAAAATAAAAATCAAAAATCCAAGCCGGGTTTTTAATAAGCATATCTATGACAAGTTAACAGATTATAGCACCTTCACAGAAATTCACTACGGCGGGGCTTCTAGTGGTAAAAGTCATGGAGTAATTCAAAAAGTAGTATTCAAGAGCCTTCAGGCTTGGAAATATCCAAGGAAGGTTCTTTTTTTGCGGAAAGTTGGGTCCAGTGTTTACGATTCTATCTTTGAAGATGTTAAACAATGCTTGGAAGTCTGGGGCCTACTTGGTGCTTGCAAGGTTAATAATTCCGCTTATCGGATTGAATTACCGAACGGCGCCCAATTTATTTTTAAAGGGTTGGATAACCCGGAAAAAATTAAATCCATTAAAGGAATTTCTGACGTGGTTATGGAGGAAGCTTCAGAGTTTACGCTAGATGATTACACACAGTTGACCCTACGGTTACGGGATAAGAAACACCCTAACAAGCAGATCTATTTGATGTTTAACCCGGTGTCTAAAGTTAATTGGGTATATAACACCTTCTTTGTTAAAAAGCCTAAAAATACCGTTATCTATCAAACGACTTATAAGGATAACCGTTTCTTGGATGATCTCACAAAGGAGAATATTGAGGAGCTAGCAAACCGGAACGAGGCTTATTATAAAATCTATGCCCTGGGCGAGTTTGCGACATTGGATAAGCTTGTTTTTCCTAAATACAAAAAGCAATTACTAAACAAGGAAGAACTAAGTCACATTCCTTCAGATTTTGGCCTTGACTATGGTTTCATAAACGACCCTAGCGCCTTCATGCACGTCAAAATAGATGAAGAAAACAAGCGTCTGTATATTTTAGAGGAATATGTTAAAAAAGGCCTTACGAATGACAAGATAGCGGAAGCAATAAAGGCCCTTGGATATGCTAAAGAAATCATCCGGGCTGATAGTGCTGAAAAGAAATCGAACCAGGAACTAAGGAACCTAGATATTCCACGGGTGATTGATGTTATAAAAGGACCTGGATCAGTTATGCAGGGGATTCAGTACATTTTACAATATGAAATCATTGTAGATGAAAGGTGCGTAAAGACCATAGAGGAATTAGAAAATTACACTTGGAAGAAAGACAAGGCTACTAATGAATATATAAATGAACCAGTTGACAGCTATAACCACTGTTTAGACGCTGTACGCTATGCGGTTCAAGATCGAATTTTCCAAAAGAAAAAGGAATTGGATGTTAATAAGACGATTTCCAAAGTAAATCGCTTGTTTAGAAGGTAGGTAAAAGATGGATCATGTGAATGAATTTGAACACGGTTTGGATATTGAAATTTCAACCCGTAACGATAGCTTGCAATTTAGTAGGCTAGCCAATGAACAATTTAGATATTCTTCCGCTGAAGAATTGCTAAACACCACGGAAGGTAAGAAGGCTTTCCGTGAAATGCTGACAACATTTTTCGATTACCAGAAGAAACGCTTACGTGTTTTAGATTCGTATGCTAAGGGTAACAATTACAGCATTTTAAGCGGTAAGCGCCGGATGGATAAGGAAAAGGCTGACTACCGGGTAAGACACCGCTGGGGTGGTTATATTTCAGGTTTTGCTACTTCCTACGTTATCGGTAACCCTGTTACCGTGGGAATTATGGAAGGCGGAAACAAAGACCAGTTACAATCAATCAAAGAAATTGAATGGAACAACGACATTAACGCCCTGAATAATGATCTAGCCTTTGACGCTTCAGTTTATGGCCGTGCTTATGAGTATCATTTCCGGGATCGTGATAATATGGACCGGGTTGTTTTGATTAGTCCGCTTGAAATGTTTGTGGTCCGAGATTTGACCGTGGAACAGAATATTATATGCGCGGTCCATCTTCCAATTTATAATGACCGGGTTAATATGACGGTTTATACTAAAGATCAAGTGATTAAGTACAAGCCTTTTACTTATTATAGCCCGCGCCTTGTTTTGGATGAAGCAACCAAGCACAATTATAACGATATTCCAGTTGTTGAATGGTGGAACAATCGTTATAGAATGGGCGATTATGAAAGTGAAATCTCTCTAATTGACGCTTACGACGCTAGCGAATCAGACACCGCTAACTATATGAGTGATTTCAATGATGCTATGTTGTTAATTAAGGGTGATCTGGAAGCTATCGGGGCAACGGCTGACAACGTGGCCAAAATGAAGGACGCGAACACGCTATTACTTCAAACGGGAATCAGTGCGAACGGTCAACAAACGACAGCGGACGCCGGTTATATTTACAAGCAATACGACGTACAAGGTACGGAAGCTTATAAGAACCGTCTGGCGAATGATATTCACCGTTTTAGCCGTATTCCTAATCTTGATGATGATCGCTTCAATTCCACACAGTCCGGAATTGCCTTACTTTATAAGATGATCGGGCTGGAACAGGTACGCAAAGACAAAGAAACCTACTTTACTAAGGCTTTGCGCCGTCGCTATGAATTGATCAGTAATATTCATAAGGCTGTAAACGGTCCTAAAATTGAAGCTGACAAGCTGACCTTCACTTTCCACCCGAACTTACCACAAGACGTTTGGACGGAAATCAAGGCTTACATTGAAGCGGGCGGGGAAGTATCACAAGAAACCCTACTTAATAACGCAAGCTTTACCGACTATGAAACGGAAATAGACCGTATCAAGAAAGAGGAAGGCGCTAGCGATTTTGAAAGAGCGAAAAGCGTAGGTATCACAGATGAACTTGAAAATAGCGGACAACCGGAAGTATAACGCGGAACGTAAGGCCCAAAGCGCCCTAATGAAACGAGATTTGGACCGTGAAAGGGCCTTGGTTGAAATATACCAGGAATCTTATGACCGTTTACAAGGGAAGATAGACCGGTTTTATATCAACTATGCGGGCCGTGAGGGCTTAACCAAGCAAGAAGCCATGAAACGGGCTGACCAAATGGACGTTACCAAGTTCAATCGTAAGGCTTATAAAGCTGTAAAAGAGAAAGACTTTTCACCCGGTACCAATCAATGGTTAAGAATTTATAACTTAAAGATGAAAGTAAGCCGACTGGAACTCTTAAAGGCTGAATTGGACCTTGAAATTCAGAATTTAACGGCTGAAACTTATGAAATGTTTGATAATGCCCGTAGAAGCGAAATACTACGCGAATTTGAACGACAAGCGGGGATTTTGGGTAATTCATCCAAGGGAGTGAAAAAGCGTCTAGAAGCGATTTTAGACGCTGATTTTTACGGTGAATCTTTTTCAAGCCGTGTCTGGGGCAAGACAGGCTTACAGCAAGCCCTACAAAAAGACGTGTTTGCTTCCCTTAATCGTATTTACACGGATATGATGGGATACAAGGAAGAACGGAAAAGACTTGCTAAGAAATACGGCACTAGTCAGGCAAAAGCTGAAAGGTTGATTAAAACAGAAGTAGCCCGGATCAATGCGGACACTCAAATAGAAATGTTAGTGGCCAATGAGTTCACACATTTTATTTTTGTAGCTGAACCGGGAGCGTGTGAGATATGCGCCCCTTTGGACGGCAAGGCCTTCCCGGTTGATGAACTTGAAAAGGGTGTGAATATGTACCCTATGCACCCAAATTGTAGGTGCTCAGGTTATGGACATATCGAACTAAAATATAAAAAGGGTGGTAGCACCTTAAACGATTTTAAACTAAATGATGAGGACGAAAGATGAAATACAGAAAGAAGCCCGTAGTGATTGAGGCTGTTCAGTTTGTAGACACTGAAGAATCAATTTTAAAATTGTCAGAATTAGGATTAGATCCAGTCCGAATTGATTATGCTGATTTAGATAATCCAATTTTAAAAATAGAAACACTTGAAGGGGTGATGATTGCGACTGAAGGTGATTACATTATCAAGGGTGTACAAGGCGAATTTTATCCATGTAAGCCTGATATTTTTGAAGAAACTTACGAAAAAGTTGAATAAATCACTATAAACCGTACGGGGTTCCATACGGTTTTTTGCTTGTCCAAACCGTGCTGAAGACGTTAAAAGTTGCATGAGTTCGGGGAGGTTGCCCGTCAAGCGTAGAAAGGAGCCTAATAATGGCAGAAGAACAAACACCACAGGCGATTGATCCACAATCACCGGAAACAGTTGAGGAACAAGCTAGCAATCCGACACAGGAACCGGAAAAGATGGTATCAGTGGCCGAAATGCAACGCCGTTTGAAATCTATGGAAGATAAACATTCCAAAGATACAGCAGAAGCGATTGCCAAAGCCTTGGAGAAATACAAGGCAGAAAGCGAACTTACCGGGAAAGAGTTAGAAGAGTACCGACGTAAGGAAGCTGAAGCAGAAAAGCAAGCTTTACTTGATAAGATTGCTGGGCTTGAAAAAGAACAAACCAAGCGAGAATTAACAGATGAAGCTATTAAAACACTTTCTAGCCGGAAACTTCCGGTCAACGATAAAGTGATTTCTTTTGTTGTTAAAGATACCGCTGAAGGTACCTTACAAGCTATTTCAGACCTTGAAAGTATTATTAGTGAAATCAAGGCTGAATACTCACAGTCGGAACCCCCGAAAGTATCATCAGAATTTAACGGGGCCGAAAAATCAAACAAAGGGGATATTTTCCGAAATTCCCGAATCATTAAATAAAACACCTTAAAGGAGAATTTTAAAATATGACAGTACAAACTTTTAACCCGGATAAAGTATTGGTTTCAGAAAAGAAAGATGGAACTTTTACTAAAAAAATGACAGATATCATTATGAAAGATGTCGCAGAAAATTCAGTAGTAATGCAACTTGGACAATACCACGAAATGGACGGTTTGCAAGAAAAAACTGTTTACGTCCAAACAGATGGCGTATCTGCTTACTGGGTGAATGAAACAGAAAAAATCAAGACTGATAAACCTGAAGTGGTTCCAGTTACTTTGAAGGCTCACAAATTGGGTATTATCTTGGTTGCTTCCCGTGAGGCCCTTAACTACACATGGGAAAAATTCTTTGAAGATATGAAACCGCAGATTGTGGAAGCTTTCCATACTAAGATTGATGAAGCCGGACTTTTGGGACATGAAACACCTTTCGCTAATTCAGTAGCTAAGTCCGCTAAAGATTCTAGTCAGGTTGTAGTTGGTCCTATTAACTATGAAAACCTTCTTAAATTGGAAGATAAGCTTTATGAAGCGGACATTAACCCTAACGCCTTTGTTTCTAAAATCCAAAACCGTTCTGCATTGCGTGAATCTCGCGATGGCGACAAAAAAACAATTTACGATAAGGCAAACAATACCATTGATGGTATCACTACCGTGGATCTTAAATCTAAACAGTTCAAGAAAGGCGACCTTTTGGCCGGTGATTTCAATAGCTTGATTTATGGTGTACCTTACAATATCAATTTCAAGATTTCTGAAGAAGGCCAAATTTCAACCATGAAGAACCAAGACGGCACACCTATTAACTTGTTTGAACAAGAAATGGTAGCGGTCCGCGTTACTATGGATATTGCTGTAATGGTTACTAAAGCGAACGCATTCGCACGTTTGACCGCTTCTGCTGAAAACGTCTAATTAGAATTAGAAAGGGGTAACTAATGACCTATATTGTGACCCGTAATATTATCGACACAAAAGATAATAACCGCTTTTATGAAGAAGGGGACATTTTCCCCCGTGAAGGTTTTGAAGTTTCCAAAGACCGAATTGCCGAATTGATCGGTAAAGGTGTATTGAGTGTTAAGGGTGAAGAAACACCAGCACAAACACCAACCGAGGAAGAAGCGCCGGCTGGAGAAATTGAAAAACCACTTGAAAAATTGAAAGTGGCAGAATTGAAAGAGTTGCTAGAAAAAGCAGGCGTAGAATATGAAGCAGACGCCAAAAAAGCGGATCTAGTAGCTTTGGCCCAAACTATCGAAGGGGAATAAAAGATGGAAGAAGCCCAACTATCGAAAATAAAACGTCGGTTGGGTATTGATCCATCCGACAATTACGAAAATGATTTGTTGACAGATTTAGTGGACGACGCTGAAAGTTATTTCAAAGGACTAACCGGAACTCTTGAAATTAACAGTAAGTATAATTTCATGATTGAAAACGTGGTATATAAGCTGTACGGGCGCAAAGGTTCCGAGGGTGTAACGTCTGAAACGGTTGACGGTTATTCCGTGACATATCAGGATTGGGATAACCTATTCAAACCGTATATGGCAATTCTTAACAAAGACTTTGGCCTAGACGGTACGCAACGGGAACGCGGAAAGGTATTTTTTATATGAAGACACCACACCGAATTGTCTTAATTTGTGGGGGGCGTAAGAAATACAATCCGGAAACGGATAGTTATGAAATGCAAGTAAGAAGAACCGTTACGGTTCCTTGTTTTGTGAATAAAGTCAGTCAAGCTAAAGTGTTTGAAAACTACGGAAACCGGACGGATACAGTTATTATTTGTAGGTTTCAGAAAGAACAAGTACCATTCACGCAAGCCGTATTTGAAGGTAATACCTATGAGCCTATCGAAGCAATCGACGCGCCAATTAAAGGGGCGGTACGGTTGAAGAAAGTAGGACCTTTTGGGCGTTAAGGTTAAATGGCACGGTATAGAAAAGCTGACAATGACAATTTCAAACGCTCACCCGAACGCTGTTAAACAATCTTTGGAAGTCTTAAAAAACAATGGCGAACGTGGCAAGGCAGTTGCAAAGAGAAAAGCGCCGGTAGATACAAGTTTTCTAAAAGATCACATAACAACGAATTACCAGGGCATGGAAGCACATATACACGCTGAAGCCGGTTATGCCGGTTATCAGGAATATGGCACCCGGTACCAATCAGGGACGCCTTTCATGCGTCCAATGATCCAGGAAGTTCAACCACAATTTCAGGAAGATATGACAAACGTAATGAAGGGGGTTTTTAAATGACGCCAAACCATGAATTATTCAGATTGATTTATCAGATGGCGGAAGCAAAGGAGAAAACCTTTGATTTTTTGCCGGAAGCCGGGACACAATACCCCTTTATCTATATAGGCGAAAATAACGCCCTAGAAAGCCCAAATAATGACCTTTGGGGCGAGGTGGGTCAAACGGTCCACATTTACGCTGAAAGGACACAGCGGGCTTTTTTGGACGATATAACAGCCTATTTAGAAACGAATATCAAAAAGATTTCTGGGAAGTGGGAATATCACTTACAGCACACTAACACTAACAAACAGATCATGCCAGATAATACAGACGTCCGGCCTTTGCTTCATGTGGTCTTGGATGTCTCTTATATCTATACTAAGAAGGAGAAAAAATAACTAATGGCAGAATTGATTCAAGGAAAAGACTATATCGCGTTTTTCCGACGCGTTAAGGATCAAAAGAAACAAGACGCTGGAAAAGTAAGATTCCAAACGGAACTTACTTTGAACGCTGAAAAAGAAGTTGAAACCACAAAAACCAAAGATGGAGTAGTGAACTCTGTTTCTGACGGTGAAACTTCAGGGGAATTTACTTCACTTGCTTACCGTGAAGATAAAGACACGGTTAATATGTGGAAGGAAATGCGCCAATGGTTCCGCAATACTGACAAGATTGAAGTTTGGATCGTGGACCTAGCAAGCAAGCGTGAAGAACAAGGTAAGGAAAAATATGACGTGGAATACTACCAAGGATTCTTTAAAAACTTTGAAATTTCCGCGCCGGCAGATGATAAGGTAGAACTTACCTACGAAATGGCGATTGACGGTAACGGTGTAATCAGTACAGATACGCTAACAGAAAGCCAAAAATCCGCTATTAATAAGGCACAGTATGAATACCATACTTTGGCTAAAGAGGGCGAAGGTACAGGGTTACCAGCTTAATTTTTCAGGGGCTTATTTAAGCCCCTTATTTTTTTAATTTTTTTAAAGGAGAAATAACAACATGATTTTAAATATTGGTGGAAAAGACTATACTTTACGCTTTGGGATTGGCTTTTTACGTGAGATGAATAAGCTTCATTCGGTTGAAATGGATGGGGTGAAAACCGGTTATGGCGCTATGGCTATGTTCAATGCGGGGCGCGCAATGAACGACCCTTTGGCATTGATTGACTTAATTAAGTCCGCGACTGTTACGGAAGCACAAAAACCATCAAATGAAGCTATTGAAAAATTCCTTGAGGATCTAATCATTGAAGAAAAGTATGATCAGACCATCGAGGAAATCATGAACGAGTTAAAAGCGTCACCCCTACTCAAAAAGGCAATGAACCTAGCGGAGTAGGGCAACAGCAAGGATCAAGTTCTAATATTGGTTATGATGAAGCTTTGGCGTTATTAATTGCCCGGCATAATATGACATTTACGGAAGCAATGCGGACCACGCTAGAAGAATTTGAAATCTATAATATGGCTTACGCTATCCAGCAAGAGGACAAGCGTTTAAATTCTGCTATCCAGGCTTGGTTTAATCAGTCAGTTAAGGCTCAAAAGGGGCGTGGTAAGTCAACCCGTCCGGCGTTTAAGAATTTCAACGAGTTTTACGACCATCAAAAAGAATTTGACAGGATTTTTCAAAAGAATAAACCTATTGAAACGGCTGTACCGACTAGAAAAATGGACATGGCTGAAAGAAATAGAATGATCAATCAAATGAGAAAGAAAGGAGGTAATTAATGGGAGCAAATTTTGATGTAACGGCTATACTGAAGGCGAACGTTTCCGACTTCAAAAGCGGTTTGAAAGAGGCCCAAGCGTCTTTACAAAGTTTAAAAAATCAGACTGGTTCAAGCCTTGAAAAGTTGAGCGGTTCAATTAATAGTGTAGGCGATTCCATGTTAAAAGTAGGGGCCGGAATGACAGCCGGTTTCACTTTGCCGGTAGCCGGGGCAATCGGTGGTGTTATCAAGTCCTTTGCAGGGCTAGAACAAGCCTTGGGCGGTGTTGAAACACTTTTCAAAGATTCCGCCGGAACTGTTATCAAAAATTCAGAAACAGCATACAAGCGGGCCGGCATTTCAGGCGTGAAATACATGGAGCAAGTTACTTCCTTTTCTGCTAGCTTATTACAGGGCCTTGGTGGTGATACCGTCCAGGCTTCAAAATATGCTGATATGGCTATTGTGGACATGGCTGATAATGCGAATAAGTTCGGAACGAATATTCAGGACATTCAAAATGCTTATCAGGGGTTCGCAAAAGACAACTATACCATGCTTGACAACTTGAAGCTTGGATATGGTGGTACACAAGAAGAAATGGCCCGTTTGGTGAACGAATCGGGCGTAATGGGTGATAGTTTCAAGGCTACGGCCAAAAACGTGAAGGATATTCCGTTTGACAAGCTTATTCAAGCGATCCACGTTACACAAGAACGAATGGGAATTACTGGAACCACGGCTAAAGAAGCTAGCGAAACAGTGGCCGGATCCTTTGAATCCATGAAAGCTTCCGCCCAAGATTTAGTAGCTGGCCTCGGTCAGAAAAATGCTGATATTAAAACCCTAATGGAAAATCTCAAAGAATCCATTATCACATTTAAAGATAATATAGTTAGGGTTTTAAAGACGATTTGGGATAACTTACCACTTGAACCGTGGCAAAAGTGGATCGGTGCGATTGTGATTTCCGCTGGTCCAATCCTTACGGTAGTAGGTACCATCACAAAGGTGGTAGGTGGAATTGTTGGAATTGTAAGCAAGGTTTCAAGTGGTGTTTCCGCCCTAATTGCTGGGTTCCAAGGTGCAACCGCTAGCGGTACGGCTATTTCCGGCGTTTTTGGTTCGATTGGTAGCGCTATAGGTGCTATTACAGGCCCTATTTGGGTAGTGATCGGGCTTGTCGCCTTGTTTGTAGCTGGCCTTGTGGGCTTGTATAAGTCAAGCGAGGAATTTAGGGATAAGGTTAACTCTGCTTTTCAAACGGTTTCTAAGACTATTTCCGGTGCTATTACTGAAGTTGTAAACTTTGTTAAAAAGATATTTGGGACTTTGGTTTCTTGGTGGAATGAAAATCACGCTTTAATCCTTCAAACCGCTGAAACGATTTGGAACGCTATTAAGGCAGTAGTAGAAACCGTCGTTAATGCAGTAGCGCCTATTATCGAGGCGGGTTGGAATGCGATAGTTCCGATAGTTCAAACTGTTTGGGACCTTGTAAAAAATGTAATTGAAACTGGTTTGAATGTCATTTTAGGCATTATCAAGCTAATCATGCAGATCATCAATGGCGACTGGTCCGGGGCTTGGGAAACCATCAAAGAAATTGTTAATACGATTTGGGAAGGTATAAAAACCGCTATCGGGATAGCTATCCAAGGTTTAATCTCCATCATCCAAACCGGATTGGAGTTTCTAAAAGAGATTTGGACAGCTATTTGGAATGTGATAATGGCTGTTATCGGCCCTATTTGGGACTTTATTTGTAACCTGGTCCAAACGTCCATCCAGTTAGTAAGTGATGTTATTAATAATACCCTTACTTTCATTTCAGACCTTTGGAACACAATTTGGAACACTGTTTCAGAAGTTGCAAGCACAATTTGGAACACGATTTATGAAACTATTTCTAACTTTATCAACAGTGTCTGGGAAACTATCCAAAATGTATTAAATACCATTTCAGAGACCTGGAACAATATTTGGAACGGGGTTAAAGGAACAGCTGAAGAAATCTGGACTAATATCAGTAGTTTCATTTCTGATACCATGAACGGAATTTTTAGCACTATTTCCGAAATTTGGAATAATATCAGTTCATTCATTTCCGACACATTGAATAGTATTTTTTCAAGCGTTTCAAATGTTTGGAATGATATTACTTCTTCAATCGGAAATTTCATGAACGATATTTTTTCAAGTATCCAAGAAGGCTGGAACAATGCAGTCAGTGCGGTACAAGAAGCCGGTTCTAATATTGTTTCTGCTGTAACCGACGCTTTTTCAAACGCTATTTCAGGCGCTAAAGACTTTGTAGGTAATGCTATTTCTGCTGGTGGTGATCTAATTAATGGATTTGTTGATGGTGTTAAAAACTTTGCAGGCAATTTGATTAATGCAGTAGGTGACGCTATTAGTGGGGCTATTGATTGGGCTAAAAACTTGCTTGGTATTAAATCACCTTCCCGTGTATTTAAACAATTTGGGGTATATACTGACCAAGGTTTTATAAACGGGGTGGATAGCAAGGCTGAAAATGTAGCTAAGTCAGTAGGTGGCATGGCACAAGGCGCTATTAATGCTTTTGCTGATAAAGACTTATCCGGTGTATTCCAGGATGAACTAAGCACAGTAGAAGGCGCTTTGGGAAGTTTGACCGCTTACGATCCTAACATTAACTTTGATGGTGGAATTTTGACGGTAAACCAACAGCCGGCAGATATTACCTTAAAACTTGGAAGTACGACTTACCGAGCATTTACAAACGACATTACACGCGAACAAGAAATGGAATTAATTTTAGGAAGTTACTAGAAAGGTAGTGAATTTATGTATGATTACGCTAGTTTAGGAAAATTAGATAGGGAAATCACTACTTTAGTGCCTAGTGATAACCTACTAATTAATGGACAACCCTTGAATAATTTAATTGAGGGTTACAGACATTTAACAGTTACAGGCCGGGGCTTATTGGGGCAGAATGTTTCTACTACTAAGGTTCCTGGCCGGCGTGGTGTTTGGGTTGATGATTTTTCGGATCAAGAAAGAACCCTAGAAATTAAATACCAGCTTAAAGCGGACACCAGTGCCCAAATGCGGGACAAGTTCGCTAAATTGAATAAAATTCTAAGGACACACGCCCCTAGCGGATTCCTTGAAATTTCTTTCCAAGATGAACCGGAATACATTTACTACGGCTATTTCAACGGTGCGGATAGCTTCGAAGAAACAAGCTTAAGTATTGTTAGTAAGTTTAGTTTGCTGATTCCGGATGGTTACAAGAAAAAAAGGCCCCAAGGTTCAACGGGGCCTATTTCTTTGGTGGACGCGCTGGAAGTGTTACCGGATTCTATCACAGTAACGCCTACAAAGGTTACCAACCAACTTCAAATAGTGAACGGGTCCAAGGTGCTTTCATTCGCGGGAACCTATACACCGGGGAAAGATATTATTATTTCTTTTGATCCGGATGAAATTAAAATCACTTTTGGGGGTCGGAATATTCTAAGCGAGTTGGAGCGATTCAGTCCACTGGAAAATTTCACGGTTCGGAATGGTGACACGATAACCGCGGTTAATGCGACAGTTAAGAGAGTAGTTTGGAGGGATGAACGAGCATGATCTATCTTTTTGATGAAAAGGAAAAGCTTGTAAAAATCGTGAATAAAAAAGCGGTTAAGACAGCCCTTCAGACTTACGCCCTAACCACTGATAACTACGTTTCAGACCGTTTGACGGTTGAAACAAAGGCGTTAAATGATGATGAGTTTGAACAAGTGGAATACATGGCCATCCAGTCAATGGAAAATAACCATCAATACCACTATTTTTATATTGCTCAAAAGAAAACAGTAGGCAACATTACGACTTTTACAGGGGTTCAATCCGGAATAGAAGAATTACGGAAAACCCCGGTATTTGACAAGCGCCCTAAAAATATGCGTGCTGAAGCCGTCATTAATGACCTTTTACAAAATACGAATTGGCGCGCCCGGTTTGTCGCTGAAACAATCAACCGTAGCACGAATTTTTATTATATTTCTGTTTTCGACGCCCTGAAAAAAATCTGTAAGGTTTGGGGTTTGGAAATGCAGTTCTTTGTAGAAATGAACGGAAACGGAATTGGCGCCCGGTACATTGATTTTAAAAAGCGAATTGGTGAAGCTACTGGGAAACGCGTAGTATATGGACATAATGCTCTTGAAATCCTAAAAGAGATTGAAAGAACCAATATTTACACCGCCTTGGTAGGCCGTGGAAAAGGGGAGCAAGTTTCCAGCGCTGAAGAAAGCGGGAAGGAAGCGGACGGCTACGGAAGAAAAATCACTTTTGAATCCGTGGTATGGTCCAAGGCTAAAGGGAACCCGCTAGATAAACCGCTGGGCCAAAGATACCTAGAAGATCCGGAAATGACTAAACGTTACGGGATCAAAAACGCGGATGGAACCATGAGGGCCAAGATTGGTTTTGTTGATTTTAATGAGGAAGAAAACCCTAATGAATTAATAAAACTGACTTACCAAGCCTTAGTTAATGCGTCCCGTCCACAATTAACATTGAAAACGTCAAGCGTTTATCTGAAGGGTGTTAAAATCGGGGACACTATCCGAGTTGTCCGGCATGATAAAAAACTAGACTATGATACACGGATTTTTGAAATTACTTTCAACCGCTTAAACAATAAATCTAGTGACATCAAGTTAGGCGACCAGATAAGTGAAAGCGCGAACTCAAAAATTCAAAGTGTAGCGGATAAAGCCGTAGAAGATTTTATTAACAATGAATTTAACAGCTTTGTCAAGAACTTGCCTGATTTTGTCAGATCCGCGGATGGTTATAACACTAACTGGTATAGCGTAGAGGATCCTGTTAAAAAATACCCTAAAAAAGTATTGATTAATGATATTTGGTACAAGCTGGATCCAGAGCATGAAGGCCATACCATCATGCAACGCTGGACGGGTGAAGCGTGGGAAGAAATCCTAAGAACTTACAATGAAGTAAGTCTAAGGGAGAAAATTGATCAGAAATTTAATGAACTGAAACAAACTACTGACCAAGCAATCCAAACAGCAAACCAAAAAGCTGAAGAAGCTTTAAAGAAAGCCGGTACCATTCCGGACACCGCTAGACTTTCCGAGCAGATTAAAAAACAGGTTTTAGAAAGTCAAGACCTAACTAAAAAGGTAACGGAAACCCTGAAAGAAACAGATTCAGGGGTTATCTATAACAAAGTATTGCAAAATATCAAAACTGAATTTACACCTAAAACGGTTTTTGATGGTTTTGAAAGAAGCACGAATGACGACCTTTCCCGTTTAAGTACAAAGACAGAAGAAACTGAAAGAAAAATCATTAGGCAAAACATAGAGTTTAATAAACTGACTGAAAGTAATAAACTCTATGAACGAATTTTAGGGACATCAGAAACCGGGGCGCCTGATAAGGTTTCACGGCTTGTTATGTCTAGCGAAATTTTTCGAACAGAAGTTGGGAAGTATGTCACTGATGATAACAACTTGATTGTTAATTCCATGACAATGGACAAACATACATTAATTGGAAATAGCAACCCTAAAGCCGATATTTCTGTTAATAATGGTGTATTTACAATCAAGGCTGAAGGGCTTACAGGCTATAATTGGTCCGGTTTTTCTTTGCCAATTTACGTTAAAAAGATTTATCAAGATGAAACTTATACTTTAGGTTTCAAGTATCGAATACTTTCAAAACCTGATAGCACCTTTGCTTTTAATATCAAAAATCACGGGTTAAATAAACTTTTATTAAATGCTGATATTGGAACGCCTAATAGTCAGGCTTCTGAAGAGTGGTATGAGTTCCAAAGGACGTTTACGGTTCAAGAGGATTTCGAGTTTGGTGAGGACAAAAACTTTCCGTTTTATATTTATCTAGCTAAGAATGGTTGGATTGAGTTCAAGGAACCTATTTTAGTACGAGGTAGCAGAACGGGAACCTATAAGCCTAGCCAATTTGATGACGCTTACAAAAAGACAAACGAGGCTAAAGAACTAGCGGAAAGCGCCCAAACACAAGCAGAAAACGCTCAAATACGCGCCCAAAACGCTCAAACACGGGCTATTCAAGTCGCTGAAGAAGCTGAAAAAGCCAAAATAACCGCGGAAGCAACGCGGACACAAGTTACACAGCTTGCCGGTTCTTATTCAATCAGGAACCTTAACAGCGCGGGTGATATTTTAGGCCAAATGAATTTAAACCCGGATGGTTCCGTGAGAATAAATGAAGGCCTACTTTCTATTGGTGAAAAAACCTATATTAAAGATGGTGTCATTAAATCCGGGATGATTGGACGTGCCCAAATTGAAACGGCACATATCAAGGAGATTGACGCTAACACAGCACGAATTATCAACATCAACGCTAAGAACATAGCTACTGAAGGCTTAACCGCGAACGTGATTAAAGGTGGAACACTATCATCTCTGAATGGTGTTACTGACTTTGACCTTCAAACCGGATGGTTAGAAATGAATAAGGAAGCCGTAGGAATTAGAAATAGGTTTGAAGGCAAGCCTATGCAATTTTTAATTTTCGGTCAAGGTGCTATAAATGGCGTACCTTGTGCATATACACAGTTAATGAGCAACCGAAACGGTCAAACCGGGATTGAACACACTTCTGCGGGGATTCAGATCTGGAACGGGCGACAGGGTAACAACGTACAAACCGCTATAACATTTTATGGTAGAAACATAGACTTTATTCATAATTCTCTAAGCGGAGGCGTTTCTTTAAATACCGAAACACGGGATTTAGATAAGTTGCATAATGTATTTTTAGATAATGCACTAGTAGCCGGCAAAGAAATCTTTTTAAAAGGGAACTCTTTAGTTACTTTATTTAATTTAATAGATAAAAACTTCAAGGGGATCGAAGATCACCTAAAACGCGCTAATTTAGGTGCGCCGGGATATTATCGGACAAATATTTAGAAGAGGATATTATGAACACAACAGATAAAATCATCAATGAGCTAGCTGTACAACTAGCAAATAAGGCAATTGAGCAAGCAAATTACAAGATTTTTTATGATGAAGCGAAAGAAAAACTTGTAGAAGTGCAAACACAGCTTGAACAAGCACAAGCACAGCTTGAACAAGCACAAAATCAATTAAACAAAGTTAATCAAGTTTTGGAAAAAAGTGAAGCTTTGAAAGAACTTTTTGATGAAGTGGCAAACAAATTAGAAGAGGAATAAAAATTTATGGAATTTAAAGTAATTAACAAATACTTGCAAGAAAAAGGGCGTACTTTTGTCGCAATCCGACAAGAAAACCCTTATACAGTCTTTGAACGCGTTTTAATCGGTGATCGTCTGGGTGAAACAGATGAAGCACTTATTAAGGCAGTATTGGGTCAAATTGCAACCGAATTTAACCCAGCGGATGGTGTCAAGAAACTTCAGGAAGATTTACACCAGCAAGCAGAAAGCTATGAAGAAAAGCTAGCTGAAAAAGACGCTAAAATTGCTGAAGTAAAAGCCGTGGCAGATTGGGCAGTCTTGGCGCGTGTTACTGACGTAGATAACCCGCTAGATCCGACTGTTTTTAAACGTGGTTTGGAGTTGGTGGAGCTTGGACAAAACGGGAAAACTTACCAACCGCAAGAAATCTTTGTGGTGGAAGATCCTGACCATGTTGAAAAATTCCAAGAAGGGAAACGTATCATGGTTCAAGTCAATGAGCCTTTCACTTATAAAGGAGAAACCTTGAAACAGCTTGAAACCTTACACCAAAACGGAAAACTTGGACTTTGGAAATGGACCGAGCCAAAAGAAACCCCAAAAGCTTCGAATGAGTTAGAAACGCAACCGGCACAATAAACAATTAGAACCAGTATAGGGAGGTGGTTAAAATGGCCCTAGTGGACCTAATTGACAAGCTAACACCGGTTTTAGTTGTGATTATACCTAGTTATTTTTCCTTTAAGAGTACCAAAACAAGTAAAGAAGCGGACCAAAAATTAAGAGATCTGGCTGACAAGATCGACGATTTAGAAAAATCCGTTTTAAACGTGGAAGGTATCGGAGAAGAGAACAATAAAAATCTATCCATTATCGGAAAAGGCTTGCAACGCTTACAGCGTTTTCGATTGCAAGAGAATTTGAAAAAAGCCCTGAAGCTGGGCTACACTAACCAGCACGAAATAGAAGAACTTTCCCGCTTATATGAGAGTTATATCGAATTAGGCGGGAATGGTGCTATTAAGGTGCTATTTGAACGGTTTTTAGACCTAGAAATAAAAGAGGAAAATTGAAATGAACCAAATTACTGAAATTGTAACCAGTGGGGCTATGAGCATTCTTGTAGTGCTTGTTGGTATTGTTGTTAATGCCGTCAAAAACTACTTGACAACGCGAGGCGGGAAGAAAGCCCTTGAAGTGGTTGAAATCCTAGCTAGAAACGCCGTAAATGCTACCGAGCAAGTAGCGGATAAGCTAGACATCCACGGAAAGGATAAGCTTGAATACGCCAAAACAAGCCTTATTGAAGGGCTTGAAGCACACAATATCTATTTAACTAATGAACAACTAAATACATTTATTGAATCTGCTGTAAAAACAGCAAACGACGCTTGGAAAAATTGAGGTAAAGAACATGGATAAAGTAAAACTATTTCAAGATGAAGTATTGGGCCGTGGGTTTGATATTGATGGCTGGTATGGCTGGCAGTGTTGGGACGGCTATGCTAAATATTGCTTGTGGTTAGGCGTTCCATTCGCTAACTGTACAGATTCTGGGTATGTGAAAGACCTTTGGGAACAGCGTTTTAGCAACGGAATCCTTGACTATTTTGATGAAGTGGAAATCATGCAAGTCGGAGAAGTAGCTATTTTTATGGAAACAGCAGTTACGCCGGTTTCACACGTAGCTATTTTCGTAGGTGATATTGACGGCTCACAAGGTTGGTTCCTTGGTCAAAACCAAAGCGGTGAACCTGGACCGAATGGGGGCGCTAGCTTTGATTTAGCTATCTATCCATATAGTGCGCTTTATCCTACCGCTTTCCGACCAAAAGGCGAACCGCTAGAAAAAGATGAATTGAAAGAAATCATTACGGAAGTTATGGCGAACCATGAAGTTCCATTCTTCCCTGAAGACGCTACTTTCACCGTGGGAGATAGCCCTATCAACGTCCGCCGTTATCCGGATTTAACCGGCGAAATCGTGGCAACTTACCAACCAGGTGAGAAGGTTCACTACGATTCTAAGGGTACTAATGCCGGATTCCGCTGGATCTCTTACGTGGGAGAATCTGGGAACCGGAATTATATGGCGATTGGTCCAGTGGATGAAGCCGGCAACCGTACTGATTTATGGGGTATGCTTGAATGATTGGATTCAATTCAACAAATTTAAACCAAACAAAGGGCGGGGAAGTCATTAAACAGGGTGACTTCTCTTCTCTTTTTGAGTTTGAGCTTTTAGATTACGATAACAAGAAGATCACTAGTTTAGATGGCCAAACCGCAAAGGTTCGACTTGGAAATAGCAAAGGGAAGATTGAAATTGAATCCCTTGTAGAAAATTCCAAGGTTAGTTTTAAAATCGGTAAAGTCTTACCAGTCGGGATTTATCACATTGAAATTGAAGCTGGTAACTATGTCTTTCCGAGTGATAGAAGCGCCAAGGTTGACGTTATCCAATCAGTCGAGGAATACACTAGCGAGCAAGTTGAAGGACTTGAAAAAGAAAGCGAAAAGGATAACTTCCCGGAATTGGTTGATCTTTACAACCTAGCCAAAATTTAAGAAGGAGATATAATGAGTTTAAACGCAGAGAAATTAACAAAATTCGCCCAAGCAGTCGGGACTGACGTCAAGGAAATTAAACGCGATTTGGCCAATAAAGCAGAAAAATCTGAAGTCGGTCAAGGTGGAATCACACAGCAACAACTAGACACGGCTATTCAGGGCGTTAAAACCGCTATTTTAGGGGAAGGCGTTCCAGAAGAGTTAGATACAATTAAAGAAATTGTAGATAAAATCAATGCGGGGGAAACTCCAAATAGTGCGATTATTGCCAAAATGACGGAACTGGGCCAAAAGTTCACCGACTTGGAAAACCTTGATTTAGTGGCAACTTATACCACAGCGAAAGAGTGACGGCTATGAATAATATTATTGAAGTTATAAAAGCGATTGGCCGGGATATTAAGGCGCTGACTTCAAAACAAGCTGAATACTTAAAAGAAAGTAAAGCTTACGAATTATTCCCGACCTATTCCACGCTTCAAAACCAAATGACAACAAACATCAAGGAAAAGCATTTAGAACTTGGTCTGGACGCTCTGATTGATACCAAACTAGCGAATGGTGGTGACCCGTTCGTTACCAAATCAAAAGTACCAGTTGTAGACACTACACAGTTCGCAAGCAAAAACGACTTGGAAGAGCTAAAACGCTCAGTCGGTTCTGGAACTGGAACAAGTACAGAACTAAAAGGTCAAGGCTTCCCATACGCTCTAAATGCTGACATCGGTACAATTTATACTGACACTACTGCTAAAAACGGAGCGGTTAAATGGATTAAAAAGGCCAATGGAACTGGTTCGGGGGCTTGGGCTGTATTGTTTGGCGATGTCAAATTTAGACCAAGAAATATCAGCTCAAATCAAACCAACGCATACGTGGAATTTAGGCGCACAAACTCTACAGTAGAAATCAGTTTTGGCGGTTTGTCATGGGGCTGGTTTGGTATCGTGAGACGAGGCGCACCCGGTTACATTCCACAAGGTTCTGACCGTGAGCGTAACGTGGTAATCTTAAACGTTAACAGTGTTCCCGTCGGTTTTCGTTCAATCAACTCAAAACTTGGTATTATGACGAATGACAAGGGGAAGCGCCTTGGCACTTTTTATTTAGGTGGTGCTGGTGACAATAACCAGCTACGCTTACAATTCGATGATCCCGTTCCAACGGATCGAGACATCGGGGATTTACGGTTCAGTAGTATGTCCTATACCACGGACGACCCGTGGCCGGAAACTTTATAAAATGATTTAACCCTCCCAATTTTGGGAGGGCTTTTTTGTTGTCTGTTATAACGGCAATTTTGGAAAATGTCTATTATAACGAAAAAAGCCCTTTTTAGGCTCACTTTCTCAACTATACGGGCAATAAATGAATACGGTTTGACTACGGGTTATTTTAATTATCCAGAATTATTCGATATGTATTTTTTCTAGAAATTCCGTGTTTTCAATCTATTAGAAAGTTATCGGCATTTAATGGTAACCATAGATTGTTTTTGGTATAAACAAGTCAACCTTACAGCCACAAGGGATTGAATAGGTTGAATACGAAATTGACTACGACATAAAAAT